ATGCAGACACTTCTGACAATGGCCATGCTCGCGCTGGCTTCCACGACAGGCTTGCAGCCTGCGCCCGGAGGTTCCGGTGATGCGCAAATCCATCTTGCCCAGTTTACGCTGAAATGGTCCGGCAGCTGGATCTGGACGCCGGAGAACCGCAAATGGGTGGATCCGGACAACCATTCGTCGATCGAGCTGCTGCAGGGCAATAACGCCAGATTCTGCTTCTACGCGTCGTGTTGGACTGTGAAATATTCCCAGACGAAGGAAATCTACAGCTTCAACCTGCCATCGACGAAGGCCTATTACGAATTCTGGCTCGGCGATTTCAACGCGCTGGAGGGACGCTTCTGGCTCGACAAGTCGAAGCGCCAGGGCGCGCCGGACGCGATGATCCGCATGATGAGCGAATAGGCACCGGCGAGGCGCCCGCTCTCCGCGGCGGTGTAGGGCCGCGATTGTCGGGGAGCAGACCATCGAGCCCTGGAGGACCCACTCCGGTACCGGCAGCCCGCACGCGAGCCGAAGCGGCCTCTCGCCAACAGAGTCTGCCAACGGCAGCGAATTGACCAAGCGAAGCGAATCGAACCCTCGACCCCAACCTTGGAAAGGCCAGTCAGGGTGGTGGTGCGGGCGGTCGGACCCCGCACGCTACAAAACCCAAGTCACTGTCATTCCGAAACTTTCAGCTTTTCCAATGGACTAGGCTCCAAAATCTGCTACAAAATTTGCTACAAAAAGTTTTGGCCATTTTTCGTCGAACCCAAAATCAGGCTCCAATGACCGCCGTCAAGAACCTCCTGGACCGCAACGGACAGATATATGCGCGCGTGACCGTTCCGGCCGATGTCAGACCGATTCTCGGGAAGCGGGAGCTCCTGGAACTGATCGGCACCGACCGCATGACGGCGATCCGCTCGGGCAAGCACGCCGCGGCTGTGGCACGCCTCAAGGCTCAGATTGACGCCGCGCGCCGACAGCCGTCCAAGCAGGACGTTCCGCGCCCCAGGCGCGGCCGGCGGCTCTCTGCGCGCGACATGGCGCTACAGCACTATGCCGACCAGACCGCGTTTGACGCCGAGATTCGCGACAGCGATCCGCGCTTCGCGGCGATGGACGGAATTGACGAGGGCTACGTCGCCCGGCTTCGGCGAGTGATCGCCGGCGCGGCGCCGGATCAGGAGATACAAGCCACGGTCGGCTGGATCATGAGGAAGTTCGCGGACCAGGGCACAGACCGGCTTGAGCCCGGCAGTTCCGAGTGGCGATCGCACGCCCGAACTCTCGCGACCGCCGAGCTGGAATCCCTCGCGCGCACCGCCGAGCGCGATGAAGGCGACTTCACCGGCACGCCGACGCATCCGATCTTCACACAGCCGGCCGAGAAGCCCGAGGCGACCGACCCCCATGCGGCCCGCATCGTGTCCGACGAGAGCCTGCTTACGCTCGACGATCTCCTCCCCAAGTTCCTGAAAGAGCGCGCCCCGAGCCCGGCCATGCAGCACGAGCACATCGTCTCGACCCGCATGTTCAACGAGTTCCTCGGCGGCCCTCGGCCCGTTTACGCGATCACGAGACGCGACGTGAACGCCTACAAGAACGCGCTTCTCGACACGCCTACGAACGCATCGAAGCGGTTCCCCGGCCTCACGCTCCCGGAGGCGATCGAGGCCAACAAGCAGCGCCCGACCCCCTTCCCGACGCTCACCGCGCGCACCGTGGCGGACAAGTGGCTGCAACGTCTGCATGCCATTTTCGCATGGTGCGCCGGCAACGACATCATCCCGGACAATCCAGCCTCGGGCGTCCAAGTCCGCTACAAGAAGGACAAGTCGAAACCGCCGCGCGTCCCGTTCACGCCCGGCGATCTTTCCGCGATCTTCGGCCCGCCCGCCTTCGCCCCAGGCAAGGCGCTAGGTGAAACCGAGTGGGCGATGCTCATCTCGCTTTTCGCCGGCACGCGACCGTCAGAGCTCGCGCAGATGCGACTCGACAGCGTGCGCCATGTGCGCGGCGTGCTCGCCTTCACCGTCGAGGAGGAGACGAAGAACGCCGGCTCCCGGCGCACGATCCCGGTTCACCGGACCCTCGTCGAGCTCGGCCTTGCGGAACGGGTTGCCGAGCTCCGCAAGGCCGGCGCGACGCATCTGTTCCCCGAATGGTATGACCAGGGCATGCGCGCGAAGCGTTACGCCGACGCGAAGGCGGAGGCCGAGGGGCGGCCCCCTACCCTCAACCAGCACTTCCCGAAATACCTGCCGAAGCGCGTCAACAACACCTACCTGCCGAAGGTGGGCGTGAAGGAACGCGGGAAGGACTTCTATTCGTTCCGCCACACCTTCAAGACCGGACTTGCCCTAGCAGGCGTCGAGAAGAGCATCCGCGACCAGCTATGCGGGCACGCCGACAGTTCCGCGGGCGCGACATACGAGCATGACGTTTCGGTCGAGGCGCTCAAGCAGGGGATTGACCGGCTCTACTACGACGGCCTCGATCTCTCAGCCTTGGCTTGAGTGAGGAAACCTGACTCCCGGCAAGAATTTTCGCGTCTATAGGAATTTTACCCTAGGCATATCGTCCTAGTCTGCGCTAGAATAGTGTCAGTCAAAAATGGCTGGCAGGACGCAGCTTTGGCATTCGCCGATCTCAGTAATCGTGTTCGGTCGCTTCTCGGGCTTGAAGCGAAAGCGGCGACGCTCGCCAGTCCCGACGCCGCGTTGATGGAGCTCTTCGGGGTTTCCCCTTCCATCGCCGGCCCGAGTGTCAACCCGACCACTGCCGTTCGCGTTCCTGCCGTGGCGGCAGCGGTCGGGTTGATCTCTTCCACTTGCGGAACGCTCCCCGCGAAAGTCTTCATGCGAAGCGAAGACGGCGGGAAAGAGCCCGATCCGTCGCACCCCGCTTATGCGCTGATCCATGATGACGCGAACGACTGGACGAGCGCCGCGCAGTTCCGCGAAGCCCTTACCAGGGACGCCTTGCTTCACGGCGGCGGCTTCGCGTTCGCGAACATCGTCAACGGCCGCGTCGTCGAGCTCCTCCGCCTCGATCCGACGCGCGTCCAAGTGCTCGCCGACATGGCAACGGGCGAGCCGGTCTATCGCGTGACCGAGGGCCGCGGACACCGCGACCTCGACCGCCGCACCGTCCTGCACCTTCCGGCCCCCGGCGGCGTCGCCCCGATCGCGACCGCGAGGGAGGCAATCGGCCTCGCTTTGACGCTTGAGCAGCACGCCGCGCGGCTCTTCGCCAATGGCGCACGGCCTTCAGGCATTGTGAGCTTCCCCGGCAATTTGTCGGCCGAGGGCGCGACGCGGGCAAAGACCGCATGGCAGGCCGCTCACGGCGGCGACAAGAGCGGCTCGACGGCCGTGCTCGATGGCGGCGCGAGCTTTCAGTCGCTCGCCCTGACCAGTGTCGACGCGCAATTCGCGGAGATGCGGCAGTTCCAGCTCGGCGAGATCGCCCGCGCTTTCCGCGTTCCGCCCGTTTTCCTGGCCGACTACAGCCGCGCGACCTGGGGCAACAGCGAGGAAATGGGGCGCCAGCTCGTCACCTACACGCTCCTGCCCTGGCTTCGCGCCTGGGAGGCGGCCTATCGGCGGGTTCTTCTCACGCCCGAGGAACGCGACACCTACAGCGTCGAGTTCGTCGTGGACGATCTTCTCCGCGGCGACACGAAGACGCGCGCGGAAGCCTACACCAAGCTCCGGGCGTCCGGTTCCGTCACCGCCAATGAGGTTCGCCGCTGGGAGAACCTCCCGGCACACCCGGACGGCGACACGCTCGCCTCTCCCTACACCACGTCCAACACGAACACCGGAGCACCGGCCGATGCCTGACGCCCCGACCCTTCGCCGCTTCTACGCCGACCTCGAACACGTCTTCGCGCTCACCCCGCCGCTCATCGCCGAGCTCGAGCGCATCACCGGATCGGGCATCGGCGGCCTTTGCCGGCGAATTTTTGCCGGCGACTTCAAGCACGCCGAGATCGTCGCCGTGATCCGCCTCGCGCTGATCGGCGGCGGCCTCGATCCCGAGACGGCCGCGGCCCTCGTCACGACCTACACGGCCGTCCGACCGCTCGTCGAGGCGCACGAGCTCGCCGTCGCGATCCTCGAAACCGTGTTCTTCGGCGCGCCCCAAGACGTGGGCGACGTGCTCGCGGCCGAGGACGCCGAGCTCACCGCCTATCTGCATGGGGACCCTGCATGATCCGCCTTCTCGAGGCCGAGCTCCCGGCCGACCCGACGCCCTTCGACGTGCTTCACCGCGGCGATCTCGACGCCGCGCCGGGTGAGGAGATCACGGCCACGATCGCCGACACCGGCGAGACGGTTGAGCTCGTGCTGATCGCGTCGCATGTCATCGGCTATTCCACCCTCATCGCCGCGGCGGCGGACCCGATCGCGATCAAGGCCGACCTCATCGCCCGATACGGCGACGTGAACGGCGGCGACACGATCACCGTCGCGAACGTCGTGCGCGAGTTCGGCGCATGAACGAGCACCTCGAGATCAAAGCCGCCCTCAGCGTCGACGAGGCTGGCGAGATCACCGGCATCGCTTGGCCCTTCGGCTCGCCGGATCGTGTGGGCGACGTGATCGAAAAGGGCGCATTCGCCGGGACCGCCGGCCCGCTCCCCATGCTCTTCGCGCACGATCAGGCCCAGGCCGTCGGTGTGTGGGATCACGTCGAGGAAACCGACCGCGGCCTCGAGGTGCGCGGCCGGTTGCTGATCGCCGAAGTCGAGCGTGCGCGCGAGGTGCGCGCTCTGATCCGCGAAGGCGCCATCCGCGGTTTGTCGATCGGCTTCTCGACGAAGAAATCTGCGGCTCGCCGAGGTGGCGGCCGCACGATCACGGCCCTTGATCTCGCGGAGATCAGCGTCGTGGCAGTTCCGGCGCATCCCCGCGCCCGGATCACCGAAGCGAAGGCCGCAGGCGCGGCCGCAGACCAGGGAAATGATATGGAAGATGAAGCCGCGCCGGCCCTCACGGCGCTCGAGACGAAGATGGATCAGCTCGCCGACAGCGTGAAGGGCTTCGGCAAGCTCACCGACCGGCTGGACCGCCTCGAGGCGCGCCTCAACCGGCCCGGCATGACGGCCGACATGCAGGCGCAGAACGACAACGGCCTCGAGACGAAGGCATTCGTGCAGTTCGCCCGCCGCGGCGTGGAACGCATGGGCGCCGAGGAGATCAAGAGCCTCGTCGCGGCCAATGACGCGGCCGGCGGCTACCTCGCCCCGGAGCAGTTCGCTTCCGAGCTCATCAAGCTCCTCGTCGAATACAGCCCGATCCGGGCCTACGCCCGCGTCATGAACATCACGGCCGGCGAAGTGAAGTTCCCCCGCCGCACCGCGAGCACCGCGGCGACGTGGGTTGCCGAGACCGCCGACCGCACCGCATCCGAGCCGGCTTTCGAGCAGATCACGCTCACCCCGCACGAGCTCGCGACCTTCACCGATATCTCGACGCAGCTCCTCGAGGACAATTCCTACGGCCTCGAGGGCGAGCTGATGGCCGACTTTGCCGAGTCTTTCGGCAAGACCGAGGGCGCGGCGTTCGTGAACGGAACCGGCTCCGGCCAGCCGAAGGGACTCATGGTCGCCTCGGGCATCACGAGCGTCACCACGGGCGCGGCCGGCGGCTTCCCGACCACGAACCCCGCGGACGTGCTGATCGGCCTCTATCACAGCCTCCCGACCGCGCACGCGCAGCGCGGCATCTGGCTGATGAACCGCAACACGCTCGGCACCGTGCGCAAGTGGAAGGACGGCGACGGGCGCTATCTCGTGCTCGATCCGATCTCTCAGGGTGCGCCGTCGACCCTTCTCGGCCGGCCGATCGTCGAGGCCGTCGACATGGACGATATCGAGGCGGACGCCTTCCCGATCCTCTTCGGCGACCTCCAGGGCTTCCGCATCGTGGATCGTGTCGCGCTCAGCGTGCTCCGCGATCCCTACAGCCTCGCCACGAAGGGACAGGTTCGGTTCCACGCCCGTCGCCGCGTCGGCGCGGACGTCACGCACCCGGACCGCTTCGTCAAGCTGCAGTGCGCGGCCTGATCCCCATCAACCGATGAACTGACGGGCGCGGCCTGAGAGCCGCGACCCGCTCCGAAAGGATTCAAGAGAATGGCAAGCACGACTGCAAAGTCGAAGTTCTACATCGGCACGACCGCGGCGGCGGCTAACCTCGCCGCCTACGAGGCCGATACCTTCGTCGAGGTGAAGGACGTCGAGGATCTCGGCGAGTTCGGCGACAGCGCCGAAGAAATCACCGTCACCACGATCGGCGACGCCCGCCGCCGCAAGCTCAAAGGACCGCGCGACGCGGGAACGCACGATATCGTCGTGATCTACGACCCGTCCGACGCGGGCGCCCAGGCGATGAACGCGGCCGTCGCGGCCGACGATGCTTACAACATCAAGGTCGAGATGAACGACAAGCCGGACGCGACCGGCACGCCGACCACCTTCTACTTCCGCGCGCGCGTTATGTCCTACAAGCATTCGTTCGGCAGCGGCTCGGACGTGGTGAAGCGCACCTATTCGCTCTCGATCGACTCCGAGATTCTGGAAGTCGAGGCCGAGGCGGGCGTTTAGGGCAAGGTGAAATGAGATGCGGCTCGGAGATGACGAGATCACGATCAGCGTTCACGGCGAAGTTCTTCACCTTCGCCCGACACTTCGCGCCGCATATCGCCTGGAACGCCGACACGGCGGCTTCGATGCTTTGCTTCGGGCCGTTGTGGATTGCCGGCTTTCTGTGATCGCCGACATGATCGCCGAGACGGCTGACCGCCCCTCGACGATCCCCGCCACCCTCAAGCGGCTCGCGAACGGCCCGCTCGTCATGCTCGCGGGTTCGATCACCGAGCCGCTCGCCCGGCTTGTCTATGCCCTCGCCGGTATTGACCCGGACGCGGACCCGGACGCGGAGGCAAAGCACAAGGCGGCCTCGACAACCTTCCGCGAGCATCACGAGAAGCTCTTCGTGCTCGCCACGGGCGCGCTCGGCTGGACCCCGGCCGAGGCATGGCAGGCAACCCCGGCGGAGATCATGGCGGCCTATGAGGGCCGTATGGAGCTCCTCGCCGCCCTCTTCGGCGGCACCCCGGACAAGCCCCAGGCTCCCGGCGACCTGGACCAGAAATTCCGCACGGCCTTCGCCTCGATCGGCACCAAGAAGGTGAAGCGCGAGAAGAGGACGGCCGCCTAATGCCGACCCGCGCCCCCTCGATCCGCACGTGCGGCTGCGCCGTCGCTCCCGGCTCCCGCTGTCAGCACATGCTTGCGGCCGACCGGGAACGGAAGGCCCGGCACGATCAGAACCGGCCGAGCGCCCGCGAGCGCGGCTATGACAGCAAGTGGCAGCGTGAGCGCGCGGCCTATCTCGCCGCGCATCCGACTTGTGAGCGCTGCGGCGCACCCGCGACCGTCGTCGACCACATCACCCCGCACCGCGGCGACATGAAGCTCTTTTGGCGCCGGTCAAACTGGCAGCCGCTCTGCACCCCTTGCCATTCCCGCGCCAAGCAGGCGCAAGAGAAACGAGAGAACTGATCCATGCCGAAGCTCATCATCCTCAAGTCGAATGTCGCGGACGCGGTTTATCGCCGCGAAATCAAAGAGCAGGTCAAACAGATCGTTGGTCCTGACTACAGGGTTCTCCTGTTGCAGCCCGGTGTTCTTGAGCTCGTGCGGATCATCGAAGATTGAGCCTCTACACCTTCGATCCGCCGATCGCCCCTTCGCCCGGCCTCGTCTCCAACATCAAGCCCCGCATCCTCAAGGCGGAGTTCGGCGACGGCTACACCCAGGCGTCGAAGGACGGTCTCAACCACCAGCGCCGCATCATGAACCTCACCTGGGAAGTTCTCACGGCAGCCCAGGCCGACGAGATTCTCGCCTTCCTCGAGGCGCACGGCGGCACCACGCCGTTCCTCTACGCGCTCCCCGGCGAGGCCGCGATCCGCAAGTGGACGGCCGAGGAATGGAACGACGAGCGCCTCTCGGTCGGTCTGCGAAAGGTGACGGCGACGTTCACGCAGTCCTTCACCCTCGAGGAATGAGTATGGATGACGAAGCTCTCCGCATGCGCGCACTTTGGGCTGCCGTGCTCTTGCAAGCGATCACCGACGCCACGGCGAATCCCGTTGCCTCGACCGAAGTTCTTGCGACGGCGCGCGCGCGCGATTGGTTCAAGGGGAACGCCACCGACTTCCGCGAGGTATGTGAGGCCGCCGGTCTCGATCCCGTCCGTATCCACCGCGAGGCCCTGGACCGCATCGCGGAGGCCGAGGCACGCGATGGTGTGATGACCGGCCGTGGCCTCGGCCGCAGCGAACACAGAACCTTCACCTTCAACGGCCGCACGCTCCCCCTTCCGGCTTGGTCGCGTGAAACCGGGATCGGCCTCACACAGCTTCACTATCGCCACCGGCAGGGTTGGAGCGCCGAACGCGCACTCACGACACCGGTCAAGCCGAGGCGGAAGAAGAAGCCGGGGGATGTGAAGAACTTCCAAGAATACACGGGGACCGGCGCAGGGAGCCTCGCGCAAGATCGGCCCAAAATGGAGTTTCCGTGTCATGATCTCTGATCTCGCAGCCGTGAAGGCGCATCTCAACATCACCGATGACGCCGATGACGACCTGATCACCGCCAAGATCGAGACGGCGGAGAGCTGGATCGCGCTCTATGTCGGCAAAGACCTCGCCGACTACGATCCGCTTCCGCCCGAGATCGGCGAAGCGATCCGGCAGCTCGTGGCGGCGCTCTATGAAGACCGGGAGGGCGCCGAGCCGTTCCCGAAAGGGGTGCACGACTTGCTCGCGGCGCATCGCGCATGGGGATTCTGAGGTGGCGCGACGGAAGAACCCCGGCCTTGCACGCCTCGAGAAGCGGCTCGCGGCGATCCCCGAGGCCGCGAAGGAAGCTGTGAAGCCGGCGCTGATCAAGAGCGCCGAGGAGCTCGCCGACCGCATGAAGCGCCTGGCGCCCGTCGACGAGGGCGATCTCCGCGACTCGATCGCTGTCACGCCGCCCGGCGGCACGACGCCGCCCTACAGCCAGCCCGGCGGCTCGCGCGTCGCGGGCGAGCTCGAGGCGCTCGTGACGGCCGGAAACAGCGAGGTGAGATACGCGCACCTCGTCGAGTATGGCACCGCGAACGCACCGGCGCAGGCATATTTCTGGCCCAGCTACAGGCTCAACAAGAAGCGCATCACAGGCAGGATCAAGCGGGCGGTCGGCAAGGCCGTGCGGGAGCACTGGCGCAATGACTGACCCCGCGCTCGCTTTGCAGGCCGCCATCCGCTCCCGGCTCGTCGCCGATCCGGGCGTGACGGCGCTCGTCGCGGCATCGGCGATCGTCGACCGCGGCCGACCCGAGACGTTCCCGAGCATCCTGATCGGCATCGGAAGCACGAGCCCCGCCGGGCTCACCCTCGATCGCCGGCACGTCAACGTCGTGTTGGACGTGCATGTCTGGACCCGCGAAAGCGCGCTCGTCGACGTGAAGGTGATCGCCGAGGCCGTTCGCGAGGCCCTCGACGCGGCTGATTCCTGGATCCTCGACGGACACCGGCTCGTCGACCTAACGCTCGCCTCGGCGCGGTTCATGCGCGATCCGGCCGGCGAGTTCGGGCATGGCGTCGTGACGATCGAGGCCCTTACGGAGCGGCTGGCATGATCCGCGCCGGCAAGCTCGACCGCCTCGTCATCATCGAACGGGCAACCGTCGCGATCGACGGCTACGGCCGCGAGGCGTCGACCTGGACCACGATCGCCACGCTTCGCGCCGAGATCGTCGACGGCGCTACGGCCGACGATGGCGAGTCGCGCACGACCTTTCGCACCCGCTTCGCCTCGATCGTCCCGACCGATCGCCTGATCTATGCCGGCGAGGCGCGCAACATCGTCGAGGTTCGCGAGCTCGGCCGGCGGCGCGGACTGGAAATCACCACCACGACGAAAGGTCCGACGCCGTGAAGGGACGGAAGCCCGCCTCGATCGTGAGCGACCGCGATGCCCTGGCATCGGCGCCGCGCCCGCCGACTTGGCTCTCGAAAGACGCCAAGGCCGAGTGGAAGCGCATCATGCCGCTCCTGATCGAGCGCCGCGTGATCACTGATGCCGACATGGGCAGCGTCGAGAATTACTGTGTGAGCATCGGCCGCGTCCGCGAGATCGAACGCATGATCCGTGCGGCCGGCACGGTCGACCCCGCTCTTTTTCGCATGCAGGACAAGGCGACACAGACCGCACGCCAGCTCGCGGCCGAGCTCGGCCTCACGCCGGTCTCCCGCTCCCGGCCCTCGGTTCGTAACGACGACGATGACGACGACCTCTCCCCGCTGGCTCTTTGACGGATCGGAGATTCCCGATCCGCTCGGCTACGGGGAGCGCGCCGTCGAGTTCCTTCGGCGGCTCAAGCACCCTAAGAGCCGCGCGCCCGGCCGAGCGTTCCAGCTCGACCCCTGGCAAGAGCGGGTCGTGCGCCGCATCTATGGTCCGTGCGACGCGACCGGCCGCCGGATCGTGCGCAACGTCGTGCTCCTCCTCCCGCGCGGGAATCGGAAGACCAGCCTCGCGGCGGCCCTGGCCCTCCTGCATACGATCGGCCCCGAGAAGGTTCCGGGCGGCGAGAACCTCTTCGCCGCGGCCGACCGGAAGCAAGCCCGCCTCGGCTATGCGGAGGCGCTCGGGATCGTGCGCGCCGACAAGCGCGTGAGCTCGGCCGTCGCGGTGCAGGACTTCCGCAACCGGCTTACCTACAGCAAGGCCGGTTCCTTCCTGGAAGCGATCTCCGCCGATGCCGGCACGCAGCACGGCCGGACCCCGGTTTTCGTGCTCGCCGACGAGCTTCACGCCTGGAAAAAGCGCGACCTATGGGACGTGTTGCGAACCGGCCTCGTCAAGGTTCCCGGCTCGCTCCTCATCGTCGCCACGACCGCCGGCCGCGGGCAGGAGAACGTCGCGCACGATATCGTCGACTACGCCCGGAAGGTCGCGCGCGGCGAGATCGAAGACCCGAGCACGCTCCCGATCCTCTTCGAGGCCGACCGCGATGCGGATTGGCGTGACGAACGGCTCTGGCATCATGTGAACCCCGGACTCGTGCACGGCTATCCCGACATCGAAGGACTGCGCCAGCTCGCCCGTGAGGCGGAGAACCGCCCCGGCGACCGCGACGCCTTCCGGCAGCTTCATCTCAACATCTGGCTCGATCACTCGGCCGAGCCTTTCGTCGACATGAGCATCTATGACGAGGGCGCGGCTTCGGTCGACCTCGAGGAGCTCATCGGCGAACCGTGCTGGCTCGCGGTCGACCTCAGCTCCAATTCCGACCTCACCGTGATCGTCGCCGCGTGGCGCACCGAGGCCGGCGGCTACGTGGTGCATCCGTGGTTCTTCTGCCCGGCGGACAACCTCCGCGCCCGCGCCGATCGCGATGGCGTGCCTTATCCGCAATGGGCGGACGAAGGCTTCATAACCCCGACGCCCGGAAACGTGGTCGACTTCCGCGCCGTCGAGGACACGATCCGCGATCTCTGCGACCGCTTCGACGTGCGCGAAATCGCCTTCGACCCGCACCTCGCGCGCAACATGCTCAACAACCTCCTCGACGATGGCTTTCCGGCCGTCGAGATGCGGCAGGGATGGGTGACGATGGCGCCCGCCATCAAGGAACTTGAGCGGGCGATTGTCGGCCGGCAGTTCCAGCATGGCGGCCATCCCGTGCTCCGCTGGAACTTCGACAACATCGCGGTTGAGACCGACAAGGCCGGCAACAAGGCGTTCCACAAGGGGAAGTCGAAAGACCGAATCGACGGCGCAGTTGCCGCAGCTATGGCAGTCGCGCGCGCCGCAGCCGGAGAACATCACCGCTCGATCTATGACGATTCGAGCATTTCCGTCTCTGATCTAGTTTGGTGAAAGACCGATGGCCGATAAAGACACAGAACGCTTGATCGTCGCACTTGAGGCGAGGATCACGCAATTTGAGAAGAACTTCGCGAAGGCGAACCGCACCGCCTCGAAGAACTGGCAGGCGATCGAGGATCGCGGCGCGAAGGCGTCGAAGCGTCTCGACGCGCACCTTTCGTCCGTCTCGGCCTCGGCGCTCAACGCCGGCCGCAGCCTTACCGGGTTCGCGGCGTCCTTCGCGGCCGGCGGCGTGCTCGCCGGCATCGCCAGCTTCGCGGGCGCGATCGGCAAGGCGCGCTCGGCGATCAGCGATTTCGACAAGATCGCCAAGACCGCCCGCACCGCCGGCCTCGGCTCGGCCTTCTATCAGTCGCTCGGATTCGCCGCGACCGAGGCCAGCGTCTCGCAGGAATCCCTCAACTCGGCGCTCCTCAGCTTCGCGCGGAACGCCGGCATGGCGGCGACCGGACACGGCGAGATCGCCGAGAAGCTCAAGGTTCTCAACCCCGAGCTCCTCAAGGTGATCGTCAACGCGAAGACGCAGGAAGAGCGCCTCCGAGCCGTCGCGGACGCAATCCAGCGCACCGCGACCGCATCCGATCGCGCGGCGCTCAGCGCGGCCGTCTTCGGCGACGCGGGCGTTGACCTCGTGCGCATCTTCGGAGGCGGCTCCGCGGCCCTGGACGACTTCGCCCGCCGCGCCCGCGAGCTCGGCCTCATCGTCGACGATCAGCTCCTCACGAAGGCGGAGGCCCTTGAGACGCGGCTCGGCGTCCTTTCCCAGGTGATCGACACGAACCTGAACGAGGCGCTCGTCAGTTTGGCGCCGCTCCTCGTGCGCGCGAGTGAGGCCGTCGCCACCTTCGCGCGTGATCTCAAGACGATCGCCGATGATGACCTGTTCAAGTTCCTCGGCGCGCTCAACGACGAGCTGGACAGCGGCAAGGGGATCGTCGACGCCGCGACAACCGCCTGGAACCGCCTCAGCCGGGAAGGCCCCGGCCTCGCCCAGGCTTCGCAGGAAGCCGGCGAGAAGATCGAGCGCCTCGAGACCTCGATCGGCCGCCTCGAGAAGCGCCTGACTTCTCTCCGCGAAGCCCAGGCCCGCGGCGATCTCATTCCGCGTGGCTCGATCGAGAACACGGAAGGCCAGATCCTCCGCCTCCGCGCGGAAGTCGACAAGCTCCGCGGCTCGCTCGATCTCACCGGCAAGAGTGGCGTCTCGGCCGCCCAGGCGATCGCGGACGCGATGGCGAGTTCGGCGTCGTATCTCGACGAGCTCCGCCGGCACGAGGCGCACCTCGCGCAAACCCGCTATGCCGGCACCGGCGGCGCGACGGCCGCACCCGCGCTCACCGGCAAGCTCGCCGATCTCGACGCGCAGTTCGGCACCGCTTTGCAGCGCTTCATCGACGCGGCGAAAGAGGCCGGGCACGCGATCGAGGTGACGAGCGGCAGGCGATCCGTGGAGCGGCAGGCCGAGCTCTTCGCGCAGGCCGTCGCGAAATACGGCAGCGAGGCCGAGGCACGTCGCTGGGTCGCGCCTCCCGGCAAGAGCTTTCACAATCTCGGCGAGGCCGCCGATCTCAAGTTCGCCGACGAGGCGGCCCGCGAGTGGGCGCACACCTTTGCAGCGCAGTTCGGCCTCGCATTCCCCCTCGCAAACGAAGCGTGGCATATCGAGCCGGCGAACCTCCGCGGCGCGCCCGCAATGGGGGACCCCGACACCTCGGCCGCCGACGCCCGCGCCCGCGACGAAGCCGCCCAGGCGGCAGAGCGTCAGCGGCAGGCGATCGAGCGCGTTGTTGAGGCCCTCCGCAGCGAACGCGACGCCCTCTCCGCGACCACGAAGGAAGTCGAGATCAACCGCCGGCTCAAAGAGGCGGGCGTCACCGCGGAGAGCGCGGACGGACAGCGCATCACGGCCGAGGTGGAAGCCTTGTGGCGCGCTAAGACCGCACAGGCCGCACGCGAGCAGCAACAGGCCGTGGCGGAGCTCGTCGCGTCGCTCCGTTTCGAGCAGGACCAGCTCAGCCGCACGGCCGAAGAGCAAGCCGTCTACAATGCGCTTCAACAGGCGGGCGTCTCGGCCTCGTCTGCGGCCGGACAGGCGATCGCGGCCGAGGTGCGCCAGCTCTACGCCAAGCAGGAAGCCTTGAAGGCGACCGAGGCAGCGCAACAGGCCGCGAACGAAGCCGCGGCCGAGCTCAACAGCTTGGGGAAGGACAGCCTCGGGGGATTTTTGAAGGACTTGGCGCACGGCGCCAGCCTCGCCGATGCGCTCGCGAACGCCGTCTCCCGGCTGACCGATCGGCTTATCGACTTGGCGCTCAACGCCGTCTTCCCGAGCCCCGGCAGCCTCTCGGCCGGCGGAGGCGGCGGCAAGGGGAAGGCCGTCGGACAGGCACTTGCGACCGTGATGACGGGCGCGCCGATCCCGCTTGCGAGCGGCGGCTACGTCACCGGCCCCGGCACTGGCACGTCCGACAGCGTGCCGGCCCAGCTCTCGAATGGCGAGTTCGTCGTCAACGCCAAGGCCACGAGGCGGAACCGGGCACTTCTCGACGCGATCAACAGCGGCAACGTCCCGGCCTTCGCGGCCGGCGGCTTTGTCGGCTCGGCACCCGCGATCCGCTCGCCTGCGCTCTCCGCGCCGCGTGGCGGCGATCAGAACATCACGATCGCCCCGCGGATCGACGTAAGGGTGGAAGGCGGATCGCGCGGACCCGACGCGGACAAGAAGCTCGGCGACGATCTCGCGGCGCGCATGGACAAGACCGTTCGCGGCCTCGTTGCCGAGGAGCTTCACAAACAGATGCGCCCTGGCAACCTTCTCTACGGCCGCCGCTGACTCAGGCGGCCCCCATATTCGGCCCAGGCGACGGAAGACGGCCCTCGGATGGCCCGACCTACCTGACGAGGTTCTTCCGTCGCCTCGTGCCTCCTAGTGGATTTTTGTTCGTCATTACGTAAATCCGAAATAGAAACTAGCGCCCCGCGGATCGTTTCCAGTTGATCCGCGCCCGCAGGCTGCGCTAACCTATAGGCCACACCACACAGAGGACGCGACCCGATCTCATTCGGGCGCTCGTGTCCATCGGCCCCGTTGTCAATCGACGGGAGAATTGTGTGTGTGGCTTCCCCTTACAAGAAACGCCGCACGACCTGACGCCGAAGACACGCGCGCCAGATCACGGGATCGTTGCGACAGGATCGAAAGGAACTAGGCGAAGAAAAAGGGCCGCCCCGAAGGAGAAGGGCGGCCCACACACAAAAGGATCAACTGCTTGCGAACTGAATATAGCAAATCCGGTGAGGCCGTGCAACCGGTAACAACCGAAACGGAGACCGAAGACGACCTCGACGGCTTCCTCGCCGAGCTTGATGAAATCTGCATGGCGCGCCCGATCGAGAGCGATCCGCTCGCGCCGATCCCGGCCGCCGAGATCGAAAGCATGCTCGCGCGGCTTGGGAACGACAACAGCCGGCCTGCGGCGAAGGCGATGGCTCCCGAGCACAAGCCGGCCGACGAGCTCACCGATGCCGAGCTTGACGCGGAGCTCGGAACGAGCGGCCCGGCCTCCGAAACGACCTGCAAGCCGGTGGGCCGAAAAGGACGAAGCCTCCCCCGCACGAGCGCGTCGCGGGATCGCAGAAGCGGCATGATTCCTAGGGTTTCGAGCACGTCCGCCGCGAGCGTGTCGGGATCGTCTTTAGTGGCCGAAACGAACACCCCTCCGAACACCCCCTCCAACCCCTCTCACACCCTCACGCGCAACACGTCTACGCCCAAGACCCTCACGCGCAACACCCCTACGTCCGAACCTGAGAACACGCTCACGATCCGCGACCACCGCCTTCCCCCGGACTGGAAACGCTCAACCGAAATCCTCCGCGGCACGTTTCTGAACCGCGCCCTTACGTCCTTCGGCGCGCCCTATGCGCTCTCCCTCAACCTCGACGCGGACGTGACCAGGAAGGCGCTCGCTTCGGGTTCGTTCTCCGCTGCGATCTTCAAGCGCCTCAAGCGCACCCTCGAGGCTGCCCTTGAGCGTCCCGTGCACCTGTGGATCATCCCGGAGGCAACGTGCAGCGGCCGGCTTCACATTCACGGCGGGATCGCTGCGAACGACAATGAGCTTCCCCGGATCGAAGACGCTCTCAAGCGCGTCGGCGGAACCTGGACGAAGGCAGGCCGCGAGCACCAAGCCGACATCCGCGAGCAACACGACCCGGACGGATGGGTTCGCTACACCGAGAAGACCCTCGGCCGCACCAGGAAGATGCTTGGCTCGCGGCTTCTATCCGCAGACAACGCTCTCCGCGAGGAAGCTAAGCGCCTCTATGAACAGCGCCGGAATGAGATCATATCCGAGCGGACGAAGGCAACGCGACAAGTCAATACTGACTTACTTCCGCGAAAAACGTCCGCTTCTAACGAAACTGCTTGCAATGCGGTTCCGCATGACTCAAAAGGAGTCTGCGCCATCAACAAACCTTCCGGCGCTAACTTCCTGAAAACACGTAAGGATTCCGAATGTCGACCTATCTCCCGGCCCCTGTCTTCGCCGCGATCGTTGCCGCTGCCCTCGCCGCGAAGCCCTCGCCCTTCTCCGGCACGGTCGACGAGGACAGCATCATCATCGCCCTCGGCGAGCACGCGGACGTGTGGCCCGACACGATCCGGGCGGACGTTGAAGCCGCAGAGCGCGCCGCTACGGCTCTTCCTCGCCCCGAGGCCGCCTGAGACCCGCCGGCCTGATCTTCGCTCTACCGGCCCGCCCTGCGACAGCCCGTCGCACCCCCGGTAGAGCCGCCGCTTTCCCGCTATAGGCAGCACCAGACGCACCGGAGAAGAAATGCCCGATCTAGACCTTCACCCTGTCGGCTATTGGCCTTCCGTCGCCGACCTTTGGCAGCACGAGGAAGGACTTCACCGCTCGACCGAAGACTGGCTCGATCTATGGCGCGCAGAGCACCCGGATCGAGGATCCTGCATGTCGCCCGAGGATCGGGCCGTTTACGATCAGCTCCCCGAAGTCGTGAAGGTGTGGCGCGGCGTGTCCTGCGCCGACGATGACGATCCCGAGGCTTTCATCCTCAACGGCCTGTCCTGGACCCTTAGCCGTGAAAAGGCCGAGTGGTTCGCGCGGCGTTGGTCTCGCTTTGGAATCCTTCAGGATCGCGAGACCCCCACCGGCGAGATCAGGAACGTGAGGGTGACGCGCGCGATCCTGGCGGCGACGGAAGTGCACAAGAGCGTCGTGCTCGCCTACTTCAACGGCCGCGACGAAGCCGAGTGTGTCCTCGATCCCGTTTTCATTGAAGAGATCGAGATCATCGAAATCCCAGTGGAGGCTCCCGAAGCCTGACCAGATCGGACGGGCGACCTGACGAGCGTTGACGCCCAGCAAGACCATGTCGCCTGTCCGTGCGCCGGCCACTGAGGGCCGGCGCAACGCACTACTGAAAAAGCTGCAGAATCGCCAACACGAACTGACAGCCAAAGCCGATGGTTAGCAGACCGAATCCCCATTTTCGCCAACGTGCCATGGCAACGTTCTGGTCGAAGGGGCGCTCACTGATGGCCTGAAAAATTTCATTGAAGCTGAAATTGATCAATTCCGGCTGCAGTTGCCACTCTGGCCACGCAATACCGCGCGTCGGCAACCCGTATGTCTTGCGAAGCCGATTGTGTATTCTTCCCTCAACGTTCAAACGCTTAGCCATGAGCGCACTGAAGGCGTTTAAGTCACGTCCTGGTTTTCCCGCAAGCTTCGCCTGTCGAGCGCTCGCATACGCGCTCTCTAAGCTCTCAGCGATCCTAAGCAGCCGCATTCGGTTGCGTTCGATCCGCCGAATCTCCAATTGCCGAAGCCGGCCAAGTTCGTTTACCGCCAACACGACTGAGCCGACAAAGCTCGCGCATACGCCTACGAAGTTCAGCAACCACAT